GTTCTCCATAAATTCTTCATCAGTCATGATTGTGAACGTATGATAATGAAATCGTAGTGTGTTTGGGTCGTAATTATAGGTCTTGTTCCCTATCTCGTATTTGTCTTGCAATTGATACATAAAGCTCGTGTACTCTGTCTGACATTTTTTGTTGGTCGGTCTTCCACTTGTACACCTCAGTGCCTAGTTTTTTGCGACCATCGTAGTCAATTTCTATTTTCATTGAATCTAAACCTATCGGCACGCGATAGATGTATATGCGGTTACGAAAACATAACTGCGTTGCTTCTACGAAGCTGATATAATCAGAATCTACATTTTTCATTTTGCCATTTTTCTCCTATGAGGTTAATAAACTCTACTAGTTTCTTTGTTATTCTTGGCTCGTGCCACTTTCCATGCACATAATACGCTCCAACGACACATCGGTGTAGAGGTATGGATGTAGCACCAATAAGTTCATCGGTGTAATCCACTCTCATTGCTATACCGTGTTCAGTATGCCAGCTATCTATGAGACGCTCAAGAAGTAATCGTTGCCCCGTTGGTATGGCGTTTCCCATCTTTTTTGTTTCAATTAATATTAGAATGTCATTATCAAACTCCAATACACAATCGATGTCAGTGGGGTGTATGTTTCCGTTTTGTACTCCGGTGAAGTCTATTGCCTTTACTACTTCTCGAGGGTCTCTTATTAAGCTCATTAGAACGCGTCGTTTAGGTTTGCAAATTCACTATCTAGCAGTTTTGTTTGTTCGTATGGATTTTGTTTTTCTTCCATCCAATTATCATTATCCCACTTAGGCTGACCTGCGTCAATGCGTGTGTACCTTCCATTATTGACATTGTAATAGAAGTTTGTATGCGCTTGGTTTTCACCTAAGTTGGCAAACTTGACCTTCAGCACCTTTAACTTGACCGTGCCTTCTTCGTAGTCACGATGCACAAGAATTCCGTGCGGAGACATGTCGTAGAACTCACCACCTCCCTTTACATCATAGAAAGTAGGCTCAATCAGTTTGCCTTTGTCGTTTTGAGGTTTGGTGGGGTGTGCTACTAAGATAACAAGAACATCCATCTTCTTACAGAAAGCATCTATTTTATTGAGATAGATATTTGTGTAGTCGGTGATGGATAGGTTCAGATTCCCCTTGTCGCGCACCTTGTTGAAGGGGTCTATCACAAGGCATCTTATACCCATTCTTCTTACCAATTCTTCTCCTTTCTTCAGAACCTTATCCAAATCAAACCCATCTTCATAGTCGATGAAGAAAAAATTCTCATTGATATGGTTCACGCACTGCTTCCATGCTTGCTTTTTAGTTTCCTCATACTTCGGTGTCCTTCCGTACAGTTTTCGTATGAGTTTATCTACATGTAGGTATTGAGGGTAGTTCTCTGTAGAAGCGTATGCCGTCTTCCATCCATACATCATGTTGTATCCCACCGTCATTTGGTCAACCCAATCACTCTTACCGCTTGATGGGAATCCCGTGACTACTATGAACTGCTTCGTATACGTCGAGAAGATGTTGTCCCAATCTGGAATACCTATCTTATACCCATTCTGAACACCGTTTTTATAGAAGTTGTCAAGTTGTGCTTCCATATCGTAAACACGCATGACATTCTCAATAGGGCATGGTGATGATTTAGATATGGTGTCTGCTAACTTCTCTTTTCCGTACTTGATTAGGTACTCGTTTGCGTCCTTACAGTCCTCAAGGTCAACAATGAAGACCTTGTCTGAACCAAATCTTCTTATCAGTTCACGCTTACCATTCTCTCCAGCGTCATCGTTATCTACAGCGAGGTATATCTTATCCTTGTCTTCAAAGTATCCGTAGAAATCTGTGAGGTAATCAAGGTTGATTTGCCCGGTCGCATTGAAGCCGTTGGGAACACTTACTACGTTGTGTATACCTGCCTCATGATAAGACAAAGCATCGACCTCTCCTTCAACAATAACACATGTATCCTTACCTGCGATAGCATCGATGTTGTAGAACGTCTTTTGTGCGCCCTTAAACATCTTGAAGTTTTTTCTACCGTCTCGATACTTGATGTTAATCAAGACACCGTTGACGTAGTAGTTGAATTTAATTACGTTGACTTCCTCGCCTACCTGAGGCATGAATTCCCTTCCATTTGTAATACCAAATGATACTATAGTCTGCTTTGATATACCCCTGCCCTCAAAGTATTTAAGAACAGCCTCTGAAATGCTTTCTTCTTTCTTTGGTGGTACAGCGTACTGAATTCCCGTCGATGCCTTCTTGTAGGTGTGCAGTTGTATGACTTCGCCACAGTGTTGGCAAGTCCCTAAGCCTCGCTCCCAATCGAGCATCAGGCATTTTTGAGTCTTCTTCTTGCGATTGTGTGAACACTTCGGGCAGGTAGATTGCTTTGCCTTAGTGTCTATTCCGTAGATATTGAATTCGTCTATCTCAAATCCATTTAGCTCCATCAAATAAATGTTTGAAAGTCAAAGCCTGGCTTGTCAAACACGGCCTTGTCTCGTTCATAATCTTCTTTGCTTCCCGTTTTCATTGCTTGTCCTTTCCACTTCCATTTGTAAGTGTCGATGCTCGGACTAGTTTCATCTAGGTTGTACTTCAGCCAATTTACGAAGTGTGTTTTAAAATCCCTAACAGAACGCTTGTTGTCTTGTGTGATGTTGAGGTGATTTGTAAAACGCTCAAGAGAATTTTTTATAACACCTAGTTTAGTGTGGTATTGCATGGCTACTTGGGTCACCCAAATCTCTTCTTTCAATACCTTCTCTAAGTATGTATTATTCTTTTCTTCTTGTTTTATTTCCTTCTTACTTATGTCTGTCACTTGCGTGTCGACTGCTTGTCGCTTGCTTGTCGATTTCTTCTTAACCTTCTTCTCGTCAATCTGATAACTACCGTAGTTACAGATAGTTACGAGTGTTGATTTGTTTGTCGCCTGCGTGTCGATTTCTCCGGTCTTTTCTAATCGAGATAGTGCTGTCCTTACCTGCCTAACGCTGAGGTTTAAATCTCTTGCTAGCCTGGACAATGAGGTCATGTACTGACCCCTCTCCACGGATTGACCCATGAATCGACATTCATCGTAACAAGCATTAAGAAGTAGGTGTATAAATACTGACTTTGTATTAGCATCTTGATACCATTCCCATTCCATTATCTGCCTATGCAGTTTGATAAATCCCTTCATAAGTATCAATCCATTTACGCACTACATTTAAATCTTGTTGCGAATGTAGTATTTCTGCGATATCAGACAAACATTCTAGGTATTCACGGCTCTCGGATTCAAACCAACGCTCGAGCATTAGTTGTATGTTCTGATTTATTAAAACTTCTTTTTCTTTCTTGACTATGATGTTCTTGGTCACATAGGCGTCAAGGTGCAATAGGTCGATGCTAAAGCGCTTATCTACTTTAACTAATGTCCTACACTTCTTTATGTTGTGTATGACCGTAGCGTGGTTGTATGGCTTTCTGCCGTACACCTCCGAGAAGTTCCCAATCTGCTGTAAGCTGAGGTCGGTGTGTTTGTGGCAAAGGAAATGAAATATAGCCCTCTTATCAGTAACTGTACGTTTCCTGGTGTTCTCAAATAGTTTCTCAATCGTCATGTCGTAGTATTCCGCTACGGCTTGCGCGATGTTATGTATTACAATTGCTTTCATGTTGTGGAAAATAAGCCCCTACTCACTCGGGTGTGCAGCTTTCGGGGCATTAATTAAAACGGTAGGTCGTCTCCGAGAGAGTCGTATGAAGGTGCGGCAGATTTCTTCTGAGTCGCGCCTTGCTCTTCTCGCTGACCTTTTACAATGCTACCGTCAGTCCATATAACTGAGCCGTTAGCAATGTAGTGGCGTGGTGCTTTCTGCTCACGCTCTTCTTTACTCTGCTCGATGTAGATGGATACGTTTTGACCGTACCTTGACTCATCGTCTACAGAGATAGTGATTGGAATGTAAGTGTCCTTCTCGCCTTTGATGATTTTATCGGCAGAGATTTTCTTGAGTTCTGACGCCTTGATTGACGCCTTGATTAAAGATGACATAGTGTTAAAATAAAAATTAGTAATGTTATTGACCATGCGATGCCAGACCGCATCTTTCCTTTAGAACTATATTTCTCCATACTTGTAGTAATTTGAAACATCGTCCTCATTGTTCTTGAAGTATTTTAAATATACCTCTTCGGCTTGCTCGACCTTTTCGCGACCACGGTGGTATGCCTCATCACTTGTATCGAACAATCCTATACACCCAGTTCCCTTCTCCACAACTAAGAAGCGCATTGGCTTCTGAAACATCGTAGAGTATATGTATGCTTGACTATCGTAATTGTAGTTCCTAGCGCTGTTTCTAAATCCAGACAAACTCGAAGTTGTCTTGAGGTCGTAGACGTAGTCGTCCGTAAGTATATCAGCCTTACATGCCCACATCAATTCGTTGCTGGTCAAGTATCCAACGTTTGGAACTTCCTTCTGTATGTTCTTGGCAGACAACACCTCTTTTATCAGGTGGTGGTTTACAGCAGTCTTCTTGAGGTCTACGACCTGCTCGTATTCCTTCTTCAATAGAACGATGTCCTCACCATACTCTTCGACTTCAGTCTTGTATATCTTAGTAGACCTTGTTGAAGCGTCAATGTATGGTTGGTTGTGATTGTTGAACAGTACCATTTCGTGAAACGCTCTACCTATAAGCATAGGAAGTGTATCTTCTTGCTTAACACCATACTGAGATGGGTCGTTGAGCAGTTTGTAGATGTCGCTGTTATGCAGAAACTGCGAGCCGTATTCTCCGTAGTACTCATTGTCATCTTGAAGACGAGCAATGATTTCTGAGTGATTTACTTCTGCCATGTCTTCTCTTTTTTGAAGTCTTCGCTTTCATCTTCACCAAACACACCGAGTTCGTAGAAACCCGTGAGTTTAAGAACAGCACGGCTCATAGCGCGCTTCTCAGCCATCTCCATTACATACCAAGTATTGCAGTTCCCGTCTCTATGATTAGAGCCCTTCAGCGCAGAGCCGAATGTCTGAATCTTAGTGCCGTTATTTGCACTAGCGTTTGCTTTGATTACACAAAACGTAGACTCGCAGTTGATGACATCGTAGTGAATGTCAATCTTTTCTTTTGCTTGAATCTTATCAATACCCGAACGAGTAATGATTACATAGTGTTGATGCTTGAACACATCGTCTTTTGTGAGTTCGTACTTTAGGTACAACTCCTTCAATCTTTCTGTTTTCATTGTGATTAAATTAGATTATTAACAAATATAGTAACCAAGTGGTTAATATCCTATCATAGACCTAAGTTTATTGACAGCTTCAATCGCTTTCTTAAAATACTTAGTCTTATCCTTCTCGTTTCTCTTGATGGTAGCAATGTGAAAATCCCTTCGATTTTCTTCGAGTTCAATTCGCGCATTTTTGATGACCAGGTACTTGTTTGTTTTTTCCAAGCCCTCGTTTATTATCATCTCTAATTCATGCAGGTTTAAAGGCCTCCAGAGGTCTGTAGACGTGTCAAAAATATCCTCTTGACGAGGTGTTGTGTCGATGCAAATACGCTTGTAATAATAGCAATTACCAATACTGAAAAATGGGTACTCGCACATCAACTTGCGTACAATTACATCCTTTACCAATAGCGCTCTTCTACTCATTGTTTAATATATCATCAAGTTTATTAATTATCAATTGAACATTGTCCCAATCGATTGCGGTTTCTCGCAATTTCCCTTGGTTGTGATACATGTGTATGTATATCTTCTTCATGGTCGCACGAACAACCTTCAGAAACTCCAAATTCTC